TGCTGCAGTAATTGTTTGCCACCATACAAGTGAAGGTGCTGCTGGTAACCCATGCCCGCCACGCTCTGCGTTGCATGGCAAGGTAGCCCAGACTCCTTCGTTAATCCTTACTATCCATGGGCAGTTAGCATCCATGGGTGTAGCAGTAGTAAAGAATAGATACGGACCAGGAGATTCAATGGGTTCATCACCTGTTTGGCTGTCGTATAACCCAGCGAGTATGTCTATCTTAGACATGCCCCAAGCATAGGAGAAGCAATGAGTAATCAAGATTGGGAATTAAAGGTAGTAGAAAACGCTGGCGAGATTCCAGCAGAGGATTATCCAGAAGGTATTACTGTCCCCGTGAAGCCTTTACTTTTAGATATTAAGACACAACTGATGCTAGTACCTAAGCATTATGTATACACAGTGGGATGGAGAGCGTATGTTTGGCAGAAAAAAGAAGGCGGAATCTTCAAAGACCTCAATGAAGCAGAGTACAGCGAACTCATTGAGCGAGGCGATGTCACTTACGCCAGAGAAACTGATGGAGATTCTGGAAGCAGCACCCCTGTCACCAGCGGTGAAGCAAGCACTTCTTAACGAACTGCCTGACTTTATACGGCAGATATTTGACCCGAATCAGATTTGGTTGGAGTCACTGCAGTTTGCTGACTATGTAGGACAACTCGGTGAACATCTCCTTGAGAACCACGGCGATGAGTGCAGAGAAGATATAGCCAATCAACTAAATGCTATGTCAATGGCATGGAAGTTAATGGCAGAGAACGCAATGACTGTACTTGACCAATCAGAAGGAACATTGGAGTTTAAAAATGCACAGCAGTAAAGAGACACTGACTGTAGCGTGGTGCGATAACGGCATGGTTGACGGCAAGTTTGCCGAAGGCTTGGTCTATACCATCGTGACTGCCTACTCAAAGAACATATTGTTTAACAACGCTATGCGTGTGCAGGGTAACCAGATTGCCCGCCAACGCCAAGCGTTGATTGACAAGTGGTATGACGAGGTTAAGACAGACTGGATTCTATGGGTTGACTCTGACATCGTGCTTACCCTTGATGTGATGAAGTTGATTTGGGATACAGCAGAGAAGCACAGCAAGCCTATTGTTTCTGGGGTTTACTTTATCTCCAAGCAAAACGAAGGCTCACTCATGCAACCTATGCCCGTACTCTTTAATGAGACTGGCGACAAGCACATGATGACCTACATCCACCCACTGCCACAAAACCAAGTCATCAAGATTGACAACGCTGGCATGGGATTGGTGCTGATGCATCGCTCCGTTGTTACACAACTGCGCGAGAAGTTTGGTGCTGATTGTTTCCTCTTTGCAGAGGGTGAAGATGCAGGTGAGAAGTTTATTGGTGAGGATGTGTCCTTCTTCCGCAAGGTTAAAGAGGTAGGCATCCCTGTCTATGCGCACACAGGTGCAACAGTCAAGCACATGAAACGATTTGCGTTTGATTCCAACTACTACAACTTGTACTGGGCAGCAGTACAGCATGCGGAGAAACAAAATGGCGACACAACAGCAAGCGAATAAGCGTAGGGGTGCAGCGTGGGAGATTGACCTAGCCGATGGGCTGGTTGATGAAGGCTACGAAGCACAACGATTGCCACGGGCAGGGCGCAATGACATAGGTGATGTCTTTCTTAAGACAGTAAATGATACCTACATCGTTGAGGCTAAGGCACCACGGCGTGATGGTCGCATTGACCTGAGTGGATGGTTGCGTGAGGCAGACATTGAGGCAGAGAACTATCGCATCTCCAAGAACTTAGCCCTTGCACCTACCCCATTGGTAATCATTAAGGCATCGAACAAGGGAGTGATGGAGTCTTATGTAGTACAAAGGCTTAGTGATGCTCTCGCCAAACTCTAAACATGACATCGGTAAAGTGCTAGAACATTACGGGTTTGAGATACCCCATGGCAGAAAAGGCTGGGTCACTGTGCGCTGTGCGTTTCACGGTGATAGGGTTAAGTCTGCGCGTTTGAACTTAGACAACGGTGGCTTTAGATGCTTCGGTTGTGACATGGCGGGAGATGTTTACTCCCTTATTATGAAGAAAGAAGGCGTTGGTTATGGCGAGGCTAAGCAAATCGCAGAGAGAATTACTGGAGAGAGCAACGGAGAACTACGAGCAAAGCCTAAGCGAAATCCTGCCGTATCTGGAGAGTCGCGGTATAACCGAGGAGACAGCGCGTATGTTCCGCCTCGGCTTCGTGGCGAATCCTGAGCCTGGACATGAACCTTATGTCGGGCGACTTGCAATCCCATACCTCACACCAACAGGACCAGTTGACCTACGCTTTCGTAGTATCAACCAAGACGGTGCGCCTAAGTATATGTCAAGACCAGGTGCATCCACACACATCTACAATGTCAATGCGCTCTCATCGGATGGTGATGTACTCGCTATCTGTGAAGGTGAGATTGACACAATCATCGCCACGCAAGCAGGCTTTGTAGCCGTTGGCTTGCCTGGCGCTAACAACTGGAAACCCTTTTACTCTCGCGTGCTTGCTGATTGGGAGAAGGTAATGCTGTTTTGTGATGGTGATAATGCAGGGCGAGAGATGGCTAAGCAGATAACCAGAGAATTAGAAAATGTATTCCCAATTTTTATGCCTGATAACTGTGATGTAAATGATGTGTATCTATCCGAAGGAGCCGATGGGCTTCATAAAAGAGCGGGCGTTTAACAAGTGGCGAAGAACTCAAGTTTTGATTTAGACTTTGGGTACGGCAGGAAGGGTGAGAAGTTAGTAGAAGAACTCCTTACCGAAGGCAAGACAATAGAAGTAAAGCGAGATAGGAAATGGTGGGTAACCAACAACCTTTACATTGAAGTTGAGTGCTGGTTTATGAAGTCCAAATCATGGGAGAAGTCTGGCATCATGGTTACAGAGGCAGCATACTGGGCGTTTGTGTTAGAGAAGGGCGTACTCATGGTGCCTACGACCCATGTATTGTATGCAATCAAAGAGTTTGGTCGTGAGATTACTTGCGAGATTCCTCCCAATAAAAGCAAGGGTTATCTGATTACAGTGGATGACCTGCTAATGGCAATGAGGAAACTGAAAAATGAAGGATGAGCAAGACCTAGTATGGGAACAGATATACAAGATAGCACGCATGGCAGCAACAAGAAGCAATCGCATGCACCGCAATCTTGTAAGCGTTGATGACATTTATCAACACCTATCCTTGTGGGCGCTTGAACACTGGCACAAGATAGAGGAGTGGAACACTGATGACTCTATGCCATACAAGTTACGCAAGACTTTTAACAACGAGGCACAGAAATTAGTTGCCAAGGAGAGAGCAATCAAGTCACGCTCGCCTATGAGTGATAGTTTCTATTACACGCCAGAGGTGTTGCATGAATTACTGCGTGATGTATGGACACATGAGGGCTGGGACTCTGCCTCGGATATGTCATCGGAGTTTGTATCTAAAAGCAGTAAGCCTGCCGAGGGTAACAATCGCTTGGCTTTACTATCGGATGTCAAGCAAGGACTTTCTGCCTTAAGTGATGCAGACCAAGAGTTGTTACGCAATCGTTACCATGATGGTGGCATGGAGTTTGAGGATTTATCTGTCTTATATCAGGCAAGTGAAGAAGCAATCCGCAAGCGTGTCAAGCGTGCCATCATTAAGTTGCAAGATAGATTGGGTGGCGAGCCACCTGTATGGCGTGCTGGAAGAAGGCGCAAGAGTAATGCACAAGCACAGGCTGAACTAAAGGAGAACGAGTAATGATTATCGGTTTGAGTGGATACGCACAATCAGGTAAGGACAGCACGGCAGAATTGTTGTGTCTTAATTACGGATACACACGCCTTGCTTTCGCTGACCCTATGCGCCAAGCGCTAATGATTATCAACCCTAAGTTGGATAGCATCACGCGTGTCTCTGACTTTGTAGGGGACTATGGCTGGGATGTAGCCAAGAAGAATCCAGAAGTTCGCCGTCTATTACAAGTGCTGGGCACTGACTTTGGGCGCAAGATGTTAGGCGATGATGTGTGGATTAACATTGCACTATCAGGTATTAAGTCAGAAGATAAGATTGTTATCTCTGATGTGCGCTACCCCAATGAGGCACAGGCAATCAAGAATCTTAGTGGTTCTCTATGGCGTATCAACCGACACAACCATAGCGCTGTCAATGGACACACATCAGAGCATGCGATGGATAACTACATGTTTAATCATGTTATCTATAACGATGGAACTCTTGATGACTTAAGTGATGAAGTGTTCATGCTTGCTAAAGAATTAAATCTTAGTTCTTAATACATAAGAAAGCCCGCCAGAGACAGGAGAGAATCTAGCGGGCTTCGTTCTTATCGTATCATGGATTGTGTTGCGGTTCTGCAATCGCCAATCCTAAAGTCTTACGCATCTTATGTCGCATCGGTGGTGTTGTACCACCCCATACTCCATACCTTTCATGGGCTAAGCCCCACTCTAAACAAGCCTGCATTACTGGACAATCAGCGCACATCTTCTTGAACATGCGTTCCTCGTCACGGCTGAACAGTTCTTGTGCTGGATAAAACACATCGGTTTCTATGCCTCGACAAATAGCCCTGTCCCAAAGTCGTGCGTTGTATCTTAAGACATAAGCAACTAATCCCCTGCCGTATCTGTTGGTGATACCTTTTGTTGCTATAACTTTATGATGCCTCGGTTTAAATGCACTCATGTCTTAATACCAACCCTTGGCTAAGTGGTGTGCGTATGCCTTGCAGATTCCGTTACTTCCATATCTGTGTTTGATATAGCGCAAGCCTGCATCAACCTGCTTATAGCCGTCAAGCGTGGGTTTGACCTTGATATTCTTCCATGTACTGCTGAGTAACTGAGGTATGCCTGTGGCACTAGACTTTTTATTGTTGGCTTCGGGTCGCCAGTTGCTCTCGCGCATCCACAACTCATAGAGACATGGGTACTGCTCAAGCATATCTAATGAAACCAATCGGTCAATGGCATAGCGTTGGTAATCGTTCTGATAGTAAGCAATTACCTTGCCA